GTGGCCCAAAGAAGAGAGCAGTATATGTTAAGAATGATAAGGGCAACGTGGTGAAGGTAGGTTTTGGAGATCCAAATCTTTCTATTAAGAGAGACGATCCCGAAAGAAGAAAAAGTTTTAGAGCTAGACATAATTGCGACAATCCAGGTCCTCGCTGGAAAGCTAGGTACTGGTCTTGCAAGTATTGGTCAAAGACTCCTGTCTCAAAATTAGGCTAAGGAAATTAAAATGATTTCAAGAAAATCGCTTTCTGAATTAGAACAAGCAATTATTCAAGTTATGCAAGGTGCTCCCAAAGAAGAGGAGCAAAAAACTGAAGTAGCGGAAGATGCAGAAATAGAGGAGGCAATGGCAGCAGGTGCTATTCATCCTATGGCTCTTCATGTTAAGCCAGTTCAAAAAGATGGCAAACCAATGTATCATGTCCATGCTGTAGGTAAAAAGCTTGGTGGTGGAATTAAGGCTGGTGAACATCTTTCTGATACAGAATTAGATGACGCTTCTGAAATGGGTGCGAAGATTAAGCACATGAAAGAAGATCAAGAAGTGCTTGAGGCAAGTAATAATAAAAGTCAAATGCTTAAAAATAAATCACACGAATATAATATGGATGCAGCCCAAAGAGAGATGGATCGTAGAGATGCCGAGGGTGAGGATATGACAGGCGCTAAAATTCACCCCACCACATATGAAATAATTAAGCCTAAACGTATGAAAGAAGAAGTTGAAGAGATTGATGAGATTAGTAAATCCACACTTGGTTCGTATGTCAAAAAAGCATCAATGGACATGGCAAATAAAAGTGCTGGAGTAGAAAAAGATTTAGCTACAGCAAAATCTGATTATGGTATGATGAGGAGAATGGGCACTAAAAAGAATATAGCACAGAATATTATGAAAAGAGATGTTGATACCGCACTCTCTAAAGTTGGTAAAGTATCAAAACGCATGGGTGGTATTGAAAAAGCAACAGATCGTTTAGCAAAAGAAGAAGTGGAAGAAGTTGATTTCACTATTATCGAACATAATGCATTTACAATTAATGTCCCTGAACAGCCAACTTTTTCAGAATATTTAAATGCTGCTAAAAAAGTAACAGAAAACGATGAAGATGCAATTGTTGTTGCTAATCATTTCTTCAAAGAGCAGGACGAAAGTTTAATTTTTGAGTCTTATACTAGAAGCGATATTGAAGACAGAGCAAATAACTGGGGCAAGTCTGGTCACCAAGTAAGTTTGCCTAAATATACAACAAAAGACGGAAAATTACACGCTGAATTTACTGTGACGAATAAAGAGACTGGTAAAAAAACCAAATACGTCTATCACGGCACAAAAAGAAGCGTATCAAATATTTAAAGGAGAATTTTAATGTCCGCATGGGGAAATTTAGACAACCTGACCGCGGTAGGTACTGTCACCACTACTAACACTAGCGACGTAGTCAATGGAGCCGGTAATTCTGCATTTTCTTCAGATGTTGCAGATGGCGACTATGTAATTATTGCTTCAAACAAATACAAGGTTCAGAATGTTGTCTCTGACAGTCAACTTTATCTAACCGACATTGCTGCTACAAACTCTACAAATGTAAAGATGTTTGTTCAGAAGGGTCCAAAATATATTTCAAACACAACATCGGACCCAAACAATGTTTTTGGGGGACATTCCATTCAGCGCGTGTTTGGTATTGACAGAGACGAAATCGTCAATGCTGCTTCACAACAAAACACTTCACACACTGGATGGACTTACCAAATCTCTTATGCTGATGCCAATGGCACCAGAAATAAGCATGAAGTTTTAGTGGCTATGTCTAAAAACTTCAATGCTGATGCAAATGGTAGCCTTCAGCAAGATGCTAATGATAATGCGGTCTTCCCTCAGTAATAAATGGCAGATTCAAAAGTATCAGCTTTGACAGCAGCTACCTCCGTTGGAGGTAGCGATTTAATATACCTAGTTCAATCTAATACTAGCAAAAGAATTTCGGCTGGTACTTTTTTTGAAAATCTATCCAACGTCACCCTTAAGGGAAACATTGCACTTGACTCATCTGTTCAAACCCTATCTTCTCCTGGTATAGTAGATCTTTCAAAATCCATTACTCATCTTTCAGTAGATGGCGTTACGAATGGTTTTATAGTTATTCCTACGGGAAAAACAAGTCAAGTTAAAATCTTAGCAATGACTTTCACTCAGGGTGGCTCCTATACAATAAATGCAAATATTGCTAATAATGCTAATATTGTATTTAATTCAGTTGGAGATACAGCAACGTTATTGTATACCAATAATAAATGGTATATGATTGGGGGAACAGCGTCTTTAACATAACGTTATGAATTTTGAATTGACTGAAGAAAACTTTGTTGTGTATGCCATGAAACACTATGACAACCCATCGTGCAAGGGGATTGAAGAGTTTCAGGATGATCTTAAAAAATTTAGATATTTAAAAAGATTATTTAAAAAGTATAAGCCTGGCAGTGGATTGAAAGAAAGACTTATTTTAAATCACATTATAGTAATATATAATTTGTTTGGTGTAGAAGCTTCCACAAACATGTTATTTTTAAAGATAGATAAAAAGCATTGGTCTCAGTTAAAATCGTTTTTGTTATATCTAAATGTAATGCCAGCAGATAACCTTTTAATTCCTAACGATGAAAAGGCATTAGAATCTCTAAGGAAAATTTAATGGGTAGGTTTGTAGACTCTATTATTGCTTACAGAATTTTAAAAATATTGGTAACTCCTTTTGAGGATACCGATGCTTTTAAATTAGGTATAGTGGATAATAAGGGTAAAGAATTAAAAAAGATGTCTCAGCTAAACAACGTACAAGAGCGAGATGCTTACACCATTCTACATAGGCTAGTGTTTAGATTAAAAAGAATAATAAATAAAGTGCCTGTTGAAAATAAAAAGTTACTCAATTTTGCAGCTGCATTATCTTTAGTTAAAGAATGTGTAGATTTAAATAAAGAACCTATAAATTTAGAAGAACAGTTTTTAATTAGGCTAAAAACGGATTTAAATGAAGAGATACATTTAGTTAAAGAATACATGACAACTAATTATACTTTAACATTTAAACAGTTTGTAGAAGAAGCTCCTGCCAATAATGCAGGATCTCCTGGTGTGGCTGGTTTTACTCCTGACACAGTTGGAATTAAAAAAAAACCAAAATTACTTAAACGAAGTGAGGTGAAAAATGTTATCTTTTCTTAAATCAATTTTTAGTTCGTCGGTAAAACCTTCTGAAGCAAAAGTGGAAGTTGCAGTTACTCCTGCTATAGAAAAAGTTGAAGTAATTCAACCCGCAATAAAAGCTTCTAATCCTAAAGTCGTTGCTAATCGTACGACGAGGAAGAAAAAAACCAATGGAAATAGAAAAAGCTAAACAGACAATTGATACACGCTCGCGATTATCTGTCTTGGAAAATAACGTAGACATTTTAACTACTAACGTTGAAAAGTTAGAGGCTAAAATAGATTCTAACTACGCCACGCTTCATTCTAGGATTAGCGATCTTAGAGATGACCTCCGTAATGATTTTGAACAAAAAAATGAAAAAGTAATTAAAAAAATTGATGAGCATAATGCTACATCCACAGATCACACATTAAAACTTAATGAAAGGATGAGTCAGTTAGAGAAGTGGAGATGGATGATTATGGGAGCAGCTTTAGTTTTAGGATATGTTGTTGCTCACATAAAGCTCGAAAAACTTTTCTAGTTGTAAAAAAATACACCTTGTATTATAATAAAGCCTTATGAAAGGCTTATCGTGTCGCTATTTCTAGATCAAAAATACTTGTTACTAATTAGTAACAGACTTCCGCTTTTTACCAAAAAAACAGATCACACATATAACTGTCGTTGTATTATCTGTGGCGATTCAGCTAAAAAGCTTAAAAAAGCTAGGGGTTATTTTTTTCCTAATAAAAATGAATTAATGTATAAGTGCCACAATTGCGGCGCATCAATGTTCTTTGGTAAGTTTTTAAAATTAGCCGATAACCTATTATACCAACAATACAGTCTTGAAAAGTATTCTGAAGGTAGTTCCTTAACTTCTAATACAAAATCCCAATTTAAGTTTGAGCAACCAGTATTTAAAAATAAGCAAGAAAAAATCTTAGATAACATTCTTTTAAGATTAGATAAATTAAATGAGGACAATGAAGTAGTAAAATTTTGTATAGAAAGAAAAATACCCAAAGAAAAATTTAAGTTATTGTATTGTGTGGAAAGTATAAAAAATATTGTTGAACTAAATGAAAAATACAGAGAAAGCATTAAAGGGGAAGAGCCTAGGTTGGTATTACCGTTTTATGATAGTAGCTGCGAGCTATCTGCAGTTACCTGTAGAGCAGTACGCGGTGAAGCACTTCGATACATTACGGTTAAAATAAAGGATGATAGTTCTTATTTCTTTGGCATAGAAAATATTAATAGAAATAAAACTGTTTATGCTGTGGAAGGTCCAATAGATAGTTTATTCGTTGATAATGCAATCGCAGTGGCCGGAACATCTTTTGGTAAACTAAATGAATTAAAATTAAAAGATTTGGTTGTAGTGCTCGATAATCAGCCAAGAAATAAAGAAATTATTACATTATTAGAAAAAACTATTAATAACAACACAAAGGTAGTAATCTGGCCTCAATCTATTGAAGAAAAAGATATAAATGAAATGGTGTTAGCTGGAAGAAATGTTAAGAAGATTTTAGAAGAAAATACATTTCAAGGATTGCATGCTAAAGCAAAAATGATTGCTTGGAAGAGGGTATGAGCCAAGAAGAATTAGTAAGAAGATTAAAAAATATTTTATGCTGGGTTCCTTCAGAAAGTATAGCAGCTTCTAAACTAAAAGAATTAATTCTTCAATTGGGGGGTCGTGTTTGAAAGTTAGATTGGTTTTATTTAAAGAGATTTTTCCATTGACTCAAAATATTTTAGAAGCTAAATAACGTATGTTCATATTACTACGATTAGTATTGATTGTAATTATTATTGGCGCTTTTGGTGTGGGTGGTTGGTATGTTACAAACTTAAAGGCCGATTTAGCTGTATCAGAGGGTAATAACCAAAAGCTGCAAGATGGAATCAAAGAGCAGCAATTGCTTTTAGATCAAATGAAGAAGGATGTAGAAGCAATTCAAGAGTCTAACAGACAACTAGCAGAACAAAACGAAAAACAAAAACAAGACGTTTCAGCATTGTCAAGAAAATTTAGCAAAAGAGATTTTGGAGCTTTTGCACACGAAAAACCAACTGTTGTTGAAAAATTAATTAACAGAGGCACACTCAATGCTATGAGATGTATAGAGCTTGCTTCTGGAGCACCATTAACTGATCAAGAAAAAAATGCAAAGACACCTACTGAAGCAAATCGTGAATGTCCGTCTCTCATTAATCCTTCTTACACCGCTCCTAATTAGTGGCTGTAGTGTATTTGGTAGTTGGAAAACTGTAGAGCCAATTACTATACAAAAGAAGGCAGAAGAAAGACAAAAATTAAATTTACCCGATCCAACTCCATTAAAGCCTCGTGTACCTTCGTGGATAATTATTACTCCCGAAAACGCTGCTCAAGTTTGGAAACATTTACTAGAAGAGAAAGTAGATTTAGTATTATTTGGTTTAACTGATGAGGGATATGAGGAGTTGGCCATCAACATGGCAGACTTAAGAAACTTCATTAACACACAAAGACAAATTATACAGCAGTATAAGAAGTATTACGAGCCTAAAGAAATAAAATAAAATATAATTTGGAGTTTTTATGTTACCAGAAGTAGTGCATGGTATAGTGGTCAACTATTTTCGCGATGATTTATTTGATGAGCTTGGTATAAAAAGATTAAAAGAAAGTTATATGAGAGAGGACGAAACCTCTCCACAAGAAAGATTTGCATATGTATCAAAGTCCTTTGGAACTAACATAGAGCATGCTCAAAGGTTATACGAGTATTCTTCTAAACATTGGCTTTCTTACTCTACTCCCATTTTATCTTTTGGTAGGAGTAAGCGTGGTCTTCCTATTTCGTGTTTTCTTCCTTACTTGGATGATAGTGCCGACGGGCTTGTTGATTGTTTATCCGAAGTTAATTGGCTCTCGATGTTAGGAGGTGGTGTTGGAATCGGTATTGGTATTAGAAGTGCTGATGATAAATCTGTGGGTGTTATGCCTCACCTACGCACTTATGATGCATCATCACTTGCTTACCGTCAAGGAAGGACTCGGCGTGGTAGCTACGCTGCTTATCTTGACATTAGTCATCCTGATATACTTATTTTCCTTGAGATGAGAAAACCAACGGGTGATCCTAATATGAGAACACCCAACCTTCATCACGGCATTAACATTACCGATGATTTTATGCTTTTAATTGAAAAGTGTATGCTAGATCCTGCTATGGATGATAGTTGGCACTTAAAGGATCCACATTCGGGTGAAATAAGAGATACAGTTTCAGCTAGACATTTGTGGCAACAAATCTTAGAGATAAGAATGCATACGGGTGAGCCGTACTTACACTTTATTGATACATCTAATAGAATGATGCCAGAATTCCAAAAGAAGCTTGGATTATCTATTAAGCAGTCTAATCTTTGCAGTGAGATTATTTTACCCACCGACAAACAGCGCACTGCGGTTTGTTGCTTGTCTTCTGTTAACTTGGAGTACTTTGATGATTGGAAAAATGACAAACTTTTTCTGCGGGACATGGCGGAGATGTTGGATAACGTATTGCAGCATTTCATTGATAATGCTCCTAATCATGTCTCAAGGGCCAAGTATTCCGCAAGCCGTGAGCGTTCTATTGGTGTGGGGGCTCTTGGTTTCCATGCTTATCTACAACGTAATAATCTTGCTTTTGAATCGGCTCTTGCCAAGTCGGCAAACTTAAGAATCTTTAAACACATTAGAGCACATCTAGATCAAGCAAACATATACCTCGGAAAAGAAAGAGGCGAAGCGCCGGATGCTGAAGGCACAGGGTTGAGATTTAGTCATCTTATGGCTATTGCTCCTAATGCTTCTTCTTCTATTATTATGGGGAATACCAGTCCTTCTGTCGAACCTTATCGTGCCAATGCTTACCGCCAGGACACTTTATCAGGTTCTTTTTTAAACAAGAATCGTTACCTAGATAAAATAATCAAGGAGAAATGCGATGCAGACGTTGAGAGCAAACTCGATTATAACGAAATTTGGTCCAGTATCATTGCAAACGATGGATCGGTTCAGCACTTGGAATTCCTCGACGACTGGAATAAGGATGTATTCAAAACGTCTATGGAGATTGACCAGAGATGGATTGTGGAGCACGCAGCTGACAGACAAAGTCACATTGACCAAGCGCAATCCATTAACCTCTTTTTTAGACCTGATGTAAATGTAAAATACTTACATGCAGTTCATTTTATGGCATGGAAAAAAGGTCTTAAAACTTTATACTATTGTAGAAGTGAGAAGTTAGCTAAAGCAGATAAGGTAGCTAAAAAAATTGAAAGAGAGGTAATACAAGAAATAGATTTAAAACAATTGGCAACTGAAGAAGTTTGCTTGGCGTGTGAGGGTTAAATGTTAGAAACAATATGTGACACAATGGTTGAAGCTTATCGCCGAAATTGGATTACAAGTCGTGATGGCAATGTAAGCATACGACACCATGACCGTGACCATTTTTATATCACACCAAGCGGTGTGCGTAAACAAACACTACAACCAGACCAATTTAAAAAAATTAAAATTATTAAAGGATATTTTAGTCAGCCACCAACATTACAGTTTTCATGGAGTGAAGTTGAATACACAGACATCTCAGCAAAATTAAAACCAAGTGGTGAAATTCCATTACACTTTGGATTACAAAAACAAATGGGACAACATAGTGATGATGTTCGTGTAGTAATGCATTTTCATCCTACATATTGTGTTGCAGCAATGCACGCTGGTATTGATTTATCAACCATCGTAGAAGGTTTTCCTGAATTAAGTCGTTATACAAAAGTTGCTAGGAATGTACCCGACGTACCACCTATAAGTCAAGAGCTTGCTGATTATTGCCATGCACACCTTGAATTAGATAAAAAAGGTAATATAAAATATGATATTGTTGGAATTAAAGGCCATGGTGTGGTCTCAATTGATAGATCACCGTGGAGAGCGTTTGAACACATAGAAAGATTAGAACATATTTGCCAAATAGTATTGGCAGCAAAAAAAGGATAAAAAATGGTAAAGAAAAAGTATGATTTAACAGAAGACAGAACACATTTTAAACCGTTTTCGTATCCATGGGCATATGAAGCATGGTTAAAACACGAACAGGCACACTGGTTGCACTCAGAAGTTCCTATGCTAGAAGATGTGAAAGATTGGAAAAATAAATTAAACAAGGAAGAAAAACAATTTCTTACACATATCTTCCGATTCTTTACTCAAGGCGATATAGACGTTGCTGGTGGCTATGTAAAAAATTATTTACCATATTTTCCACAGCCAGAGGTTCGTATGATGCTTCTTGGCTTTGCTGCAAGAGAAGCACTTCACGTTGCTGCTTATTCTCATTTAATTGAAACACTGGGTTTGCCAGAAACAATGTACAATCAATTTATGGAATATGATGCGATGAGACAAAAGCACGACTATGTGTTAGACATCTCTGGTAAAAACACAACAAAAGAAAATACAGCCACACACATTGCCGTATTTTCTGCGTTTACTGAAGGTATGCAATTGTTTAGCTCATTTATTATGTTACTTAATTTTCCACGCCATGGCAAAATGAAAGGTATGGGACAAATTGTCACCTGGTCGATAGTGGATGAAACCATGCACACCGAATCTATGATTAAACTATTTAAAACTTATATCAGTGAAAATCCAGAAATATGGAATGATACGCTTAAAGCTCAAATCTATACAATAGCAACAAGAATGGTAGAATTAGAAGAAAAATTTATTGATCTAGCGTTTGAGATGGGAGCAATGGAAGATCTAACAGCAGAGGATGTAAAACAATACATTAGGTACATAGCTGATCGTAGATTAATTTCAATGGGTATGAAAGGTATTTTTAAAGCTAAGAAAAATCCGTTACCTTGGGTAGAAGAAATGATTAATGCACCAACTCATACAAACTTTTTTGAGAATCGGGCTACAGATTACGCTAAAGGTGCATTATCTGGTAATTGGGAAGATGTTTGGGGTAAAGCAGCTTAATGGAGTAAAAATGCAGAACAAAAAGATTGGTTAGTTCAACAAATGAGCCTCGATTTCACTAAGGAGTTTGTTAGTTAAGGACTACATATTAGGTAGGATGTAATATGAAGATAGTTCCAGTTAATAACATAATAATTATTCAAGACTTACTTGATACAAAAGCTAGAAAAGAAAAAGAGTTGTTTTTTTACAGTGAGGAGCTTAAAAAGCTACAAGAAAAAATGAAATGGCTTAGGGCTGAAATAAAACTTACAGAAGAAATTATTATTATGATCGAGCATGAAAAAATTATCAACATTAAAGATATGATTAAAAAAGGAGAAGAATGAATACTACTTTGACAGCCACAGAGGCACTTAATACAGCAGTAGCAGGAGTATTAGGACGTATGATGATAGGCGTATTTGCAACAATGGTCGCAGCCGGACTTTTATCAGCTTCAGGACTTGTGCCGGTTCTGTTCTCGGGCGTGGTGGGTTGGATTATAGTTTTTTTACCATTAGTAATGAGTCTAGGGTTAATGTGGAAAGGTGAAAGTTTATCAACAGAAGGAATTAAACTTTGGTACTTTGCGTTTGCAGCAGCAATGGGATTAAGTTTAAGTCTACTATTTTATATTTTTACTTCTGCTTCCATAGTAATGGCTTTGCTTGGAACTACGGTTAGTTTTGGTGCTCTAGCTGCTTGGGGTTACTTTACTAAACGTGATATTTCAGGCTGGGGTTCTTTTTTATTTGCGGGGGTAATTGGATTAATTGCTGCTGGACTTTTAAACATTTGGTTAGAATCTTCTGCTCTACAAATGACGCTAAACGTGCTTACAATCGTCATATTCCTTGGTTTAACAGCCTATGACATGAATCGCATTCGGGATATGTTTTGGTCGGCTTCTAGCGCCGAAATTGAAAGGATGCAGTGGTTCGGAGCACTTTCTCTTTACATTAATTTTATTAATATTTTTGTAAGTATACTTCAATTGTTCGGTAATAAAGAATAATGGCTTACTCAGACAAAGTTATCGATCATTACGAGAACCCTCGCAATGTAGGTTCTTTTAATAAAAATGATTCTGATGTTGGTACTGGCATGGTTGGAGCACCTGCTTGTGGTGATGTAATGAAGTTACAAATAAAAGTAAATGAAGATGGAATTATTACTGACGCACGATTTAAAACATATGGGTGTGGTTCGGCGATAGCGTCTAGTTCATTGGTCACGGAGTGGGTCAAGGGTAAGACGCTTAAAGAAGCAGGAGAGATTAAAAATACTGATATCGCCAACTCGTTATCGCTTCCGCCCGTTAAGATACACTGCTCCATATTGGCAGAGGATGCGATTAAGGCTGCTATAGCTGATTATAAGGATAAGTATGTTAAATATAACTCAGAGTGCGCATGCACAAATTAATTCTATCCTTTCTGATGATAATTCAAAATATGTAAGGGCTTTTGTGAAAGGAGGTGGTTGTAGTGGATTTCAGTATGGTTTTACACTTGAAGATGATAAAAATGAAGATGATTTTGTAATTGAAAACTTGTTAGTCGATTCCATGAGCATGCAGTATTTTGATGGTGCTACTATTGATTATAAAACAGATAAGCTTCAAGGCTCTTCTTTTGTAATTTCTAATCCAAACGCAAAAACTACTTGTGGTTGTGGTTCTTCTTTTGCTACCTAGATTCAAGATACAAATGAATAAAACATGCTTGAGATTATCTATCTTTTAGTGTCTACCCACATTACTATAGTGTGTGTAACACTTTATTTACATAGAGGACAGGCACACAGAGGATTTTTATTTCATCCTCTTATAGAGCATTTTATGAGGTTTTGGCTATGGTTTACAACCGGTATGGTAACAAAGGAGTGGGTAGCTGTTCACAGAAAACATCATAGGTTTTGTGAACAGCCTGGAGACCCTCACTCACCTCATATTCACGGAATTTGGAAAGTACTTTTTTCGGGAGCTTTTTTATATGCAGATGCCACCAATGATAAAAAGATGGTTCAGTCTTATGGTATTGGTACTCCAGATGATTGGATCGAAAGAAATATATACACAAAATACTCGCTACTAGGAGTAATGATTTTACTCATTATTAATACTTTATTATTTCATGGGTGGGGTATAGTTATTTGGTTAATACAAATGGCCTGGATTCCATTTTGGGCTGCTGGGGTAGTAAATGGTGTAGGTCATTTTGTGGGATATAGAAATCATTCTACAAAAGATAAGTCTAAAAATATTATACCTTTTGGGTTTATAATTGGTGGTGAAGAACTTCACAACAATCACCATCAATCTCCAGGTTCTCCAAAACTTAGCAATAAGTGGTGGGAATTTGATGCTGGATGGATGTGGTATAAATTCTTTAATAAATTTGGATTGATAAAACTTAATAATGAAACAAAAATTTATTGATGCTCATATGAAAGTAGCTGAAGTATATGCTCAGCTATCTCACGCAGTAAGATTAAAAGTGGGTGCTATTGTTGTAAAAGATAATAGAGTAATAAGTATCGGATATAATGGAACTCCTGCTGGTTGGGATAATTGCTGTGAGGAGTATGAGTTTATAATGGAAGGGCCAGATACAGATTATCAAACAATGGTTGACGGGGGTTATACTTTTGGTGCTGATAGGGATACTGTAGGTTATGTTAAGTCAACTACAAAGCCAGAAGTTATTCACGCTGAGTCCAACGCTATAGCTAAATTAGCCAAGAATCACGAATCGGGTGATCAGGCAACAATGTTTATTACACACGCTCCCTGTATCGAATGTGCTAAGTTAATTTTTACGGCAGGTATTAAATCTGTTTTTTATAGAAACACTTATAGAGATAAAAGTGGTATAGAGTTTCTTAAAAAATGTAACGTAGAGGTAAACCAAGTATAATGCAAAAACAGTTTACATGCGCAAGTTGTGATGGTGAATTTAAAATTAAACACTCAATGGACGATTCATATTATGAAGTTAACTTCTGTCCTTTCTGTGGAGCTGAGATAGAAGAAGAAGAAGACGATGACGAAGATGAGTACGACGAATGAAGAATGTTTTTGGACGTTCGCTGGAAATGAAGTAAAAGAAATTCCTGAGGGAGCTTATGGTTTTGTTTATATCATAACAAACCTTATCAACGGTAAAAGATACATAGGAAAAAAGTTCTTTTACACATCAAAAAGAAAACAAGTTAATAAAGTTCGTAAGCGCTATAAGGTAGAAAGCGATTGGAGAGAGTATTGGAGCTCTTCGGACGAACTTAAGGCTGATATAGAAAAATTAGGAAAAGAAAACTTTAATAGAGAAATCATACATTTCTGTGACTCTAAAGGTGTTACTAATTATTTAGAGGCTAAAGAACAATTTCAAAGAGCTGTTTTAGAAAATAAGGAACAGTGGTATAATACTTGGATTATGGTCAGGGTCAGTAGAAGCCACTTAAACAAACTTTAATGTTTTTTGTTTTTCTTTTATCCTTTTCTGCAATACTGCTTTCAGCAGTAGCTGCCTACTATTCTATAGTGGGTTTAGTTGCTATCTTTCCTACAGCTGCCTGGCCAATTATAATAATGGGTATCAGTTTAGAATTTTCTAAACTTGTTTGTGCTTCTTGGCTTTATAGAAACTGGAAAACCTCTGCTCTGTCTATGAAGTATTATTTTATGACAGCAGTTGTTATCCTATCGTTCATAACCTCAATGGGAATCTTTGGTTTCTTATCGAAAGCTCATTTAGATCAAACTACTATTGGTTCAGATTCTTCTATTGAACTTAAAATAATTGAAGATGAAATACTTG